GGCCATCCGCCGGCCTTCCGACCTTGGTTTCGATGATGCACGCTTCACACTTCCGCCACTCACCGAGCGTGAGCATGTGGTCGAAACGGAAAGGCCCGCAGACGGAATGCTGTTCGCACTGCCGGCCGTGGGGCTTGCTGAGCAACGCGAAGAGCGCAGACGGACCATGGGCGAGCGCTGCGAACGTGTGGCATCGCTCGTGAACAACACGGGGCAGCCGGCGCTTGTCTGGTGCCATCTGAACGACGAGGGCGACGAATTGGCTCGGCAGATACCCGATGCGCTACAGGTTAGCGGCAAGGACTCCGACGACTCCAAGGAGGACAAGTTGATGGCGTTTGCCGATGGCCGTGCCAGAGTGCTCATCACGAAGCCAAAGATCGGCGCATGGGGCCTGAACTACCAGCACTGCAACCACGTGACCTTCTTCCCGTCTCACAGCTTCGAGCAGTACTACCAAGGGGTGCGGCGGTGCTGGCGCTTCGGGCAGTACAGACCCGTCACGGTGGACATTGTGACCACCGAAGGCGAGCGCGGTGTGCTGCGCAATCTTCAACGCAAGGCGGAGCAGGCAGACAAGATGTTCTCTAACCTCGTGGCTGAAATGAACTCGGCCATGCACCTAGATCGCGGCACACAGTTTGCCAAGCAACAGGAGGTTCCTTCATGGCTCAAGACCATTGCTTGACGGAAATGGAAGAGCGCATTAGCAAAGCGCATGATCGCTATGGCCCAATCGCCTCGACGCATGAGGCAATGGGTGTTGCGCTTGAGGAGTGGCACGAATTGATCGATGCTGTGCGATCTAACAAGCTCGGCGCCATCGAGTGGGAATGCCTTGACCTGGCGGCGGTGCTGGTCCGTCTTGCCCGCACCATCCATGAGAATGACAAGCCGTTTGCGAACAGGAGCCAGAAGTGATTCACGATCAAATGATCCACGAGCGCTATGCGCTTTATCATGGCGATTGCATCGAGGTCATGCAGGGCATGCCTGATGCCTGCGTTCACCTGTCGGTCTACTCGCCGCCTTTCGGTGGCCTGTACCACTACAGTAGTAGCGACCGCGACCTGAGCAACTGCGACGACTACGATACTTTCTTCAAGCAGTATGCTTTCGTCGTGCGCGAGCTGGCCAGGATCACACTCCCGGGCCGCATCACCTGCGTGCACGCGATGGATGTGCCGCGCAGCAACAGCGGTACCGATAGCTTCCTTGACTTCCCCGGAGACATTATCCGCATGCACGAGGCCGAGGGGTGGCTGTTTGCGGGCCGGCGCATGATCTGGAAGGAGCCTTTGGCCGTGCGCCTGCGCACGATGCAAAAGAACCTTGCGCACGCGAGCCTCGTAGCAGATTCGATCGATTGCGGGGTGGCCGCTGGCGATCAATTGTTGACATTCCGGCGCAAAGGAGCGAACCCGATACCGGTGCCGCACCCGGTTGGCATGCTCGACTATGCCGGGGAGCGCACTCCACCGGCCGACGTGATGCCTTACCGGGGGTGGACAGGAAAGCAAACCGAGAACCGCTTCTCGCATTGGATCTGGCGCCAGTATGCCGATTGCATGTGGGATGACATCCGCATCGGCCACGTCTTGCCATTCCGAGAGGCGCGCGACGGCGAAGACGAGAAACACGTCCACCCCCTGCAATTGGACGTAATTGATCGGTGCGTGCAACTCTATAGTAACCCAGGCGAAACGGTGCTTACCCCGTTCATGGGCGTTGGCTCCGAGGTCTACAGCCCTGTGCTGCTCGGTCGCCGAGGGGTCGGCATCGAGTTGAAAGCGAGCTACTACCGGCAGGCCTGCAAGAATGTGGCGGCCGCGTCGGCAGGGGTTCGTATTGGAGCAGAGACGGCAGACATTCTGCTGGCTGTAAAAGACGAGGAGATCGAATGAAGCGAACCATGAAGCAAGACCTGACCGCCCTCTTGCGCCGACAGTGGGTGAGCCCGCTCGAGGCGCTGCAGCAGGCCAACTGCCTGAGCCTGAGCCAGCGGGTCGGGGAGATAATCCGGGCCGGGGTGCGGGTGCACAAGGCCTGGGTTGACCTGCCCAGCGGCAAGCGGGTGATGTCCTATCGGATCGGGGGCAAGGCATGACCCCCAAGCGCCCGAACGAAGCCGGCGAGACCAGTTGCTTGGTCCGCTGGATTGTGGAGACGCCGGCCGGCTGGCTTGGTGCCTATGACCGCGAGGCGTTCGATGCTTTTCGGGCCGGTTGGCAGCCGATCGAGACGGCGCCTCGCGATGGGCGATGGGTGATCGTGTATCGCCCGAAATCGGATGGTTCGTACATCCCAAGCGTTGGGCCTGACTACTGGATGACGGAGAAGAGGCTTCAATGCTGGGGCAAGTCTCGCACCGATACGCCTCCTACCCACTGGATGCCGCTACCTCCGCCACCAAGTGATCTGTGAACCATGAGCACAGCAGCTATGACAGATGAGCAGATCGAGGAGTGTTGGCTTGCGGCTGAGCGTGAGGCGACGGCGCCGGAAGAAGAATGGTTGTTATACGGGCAAAAGGTTGCTGCTATGGCTGAGAAAATGTGTCATGACGAAATCGAGCGCCTGCGCCTGGTACTGGCAAACATCGCCTCACTTGAGCCGGACGATGGCCTAGAGAAGGCGCAGTTGATGGCTATGGCTGCCTTCGACAAGCCATGAAGCGCCGCCATACAAGCCCCTGGGGCCTGACCCCCTCCGAGGTAATCGTGATGGACGCCATGCTCGAACATGGGCACCAGAAGCGGGTAGCGGCCGAGCTCGGGCTATCCAAACGGACGGTGGAGCATCACTGCCAGGACGTGGGCCGGAAGATGCGCCTGCCAGGTGCGGGCATCCTCAAATACCTACTTTGGGATAGGTGGCGGCGCAACGGACATTCGGCTGATGGTTGACATGGCTGTGTGCACCTACGACAACCCCGCAACGATGCATCGCGAATGTTGGCAGGATGGCCGGCTTCTCTACTCTTACTCGGCTGACCTGCTGGAATCGAAAGAGATGGAGCGGATGCCGGCCGAGCTGTTCTTCTTCGGCGCGAACATTGGACGTTGGAAAACTGGGCAACTGTGGGGAGACGTGGCGGCTCTTGACAAGCCACCCGAAGGGGCGTAGAGTGCGCAGCGTCAGGTGTGGCAACCTGGCTTGGATACGTCACAGGGCAGTGAACCCACAAGGTTTTAGGTGGGGCATGCAAGGATCGGGTTGTGCGGGCGAAAGCCCAAAGACCCTTGGCGTACACAAGCCGATCTGCCCATGCCAACGGGACTTGCCCCACCTAAGCCTTTGTGGGTTTTCCTTTTGGCGCAGTGCTCTTTGTGGTGGCGCTCGGCGGATGGTCGCCGGCCCACACTGCAAGGTGGGACCTAAAAACCACCCCATGGCTGGCTTGCAGGCTGTCAGGGGTGGCGGAAAGAAAGTGCAGCAGGTGTCGAGTCCTGCCGCCACCACAAAGGGCACGCTGGCCGCACTCCTAGCGGGTGTGCTGTGTGGTGGTGAATGCGCAGGCTGATGACGACCGACCTTGAATCGGTCTCGGTAGGTGCACTAAACCGAGAATGCCGGGGATCAGCGCCGGCCACCACCACACAGCACATCAATGGAGCGCATTCCGGGCGCTATCCGGATGGTCGCATCGCTCAGGCGTCTTTTTCACGATCCGGGGTGCGACGAGAGGCGGTAGGATGAAAGCTCAAACCGCGAGCGCGTCGAAGGTTCCAGCGCGAGATTGACCCCGGTGCAGGGGGTTGTGGAGCCCAGCCAAAGAGCGCACCAGCTCTAGGTCAAGCAGCGTGTCCCATCCGTCCGGCAGCAGCTTGGGAGACCAAACCCTAAGTCATCTTGGGTTGGGTCTTCCTTCGCCCGGAACCCTCCGCCGGCAGTCAGGGGAATACATGGAATACACACACGGTATGAAGGTGTTCTGGCTAAGAGATGGTCAGAAGAAGCCAGAGGTTGTGACGGTGACTCTGGTCAAGGCTAGGGGCTGGGCGAAGTTGTCGAACGGCTGGACCGTGGATGAAGACGGGTTCGCTGAGGGCACAAGCCGTGTTGCTGGCGGGAGGGCTTATCCGATCCTGGAGAAGGATGGCACAGCACCTGTGACGGAAATTCAACGTCAAGCCTAGATTGCTGTGGCACACTATCTTCCATCGACACCCCAACCGGAGAGCAGAGATGACGAACCAACAAAAGCATGAAGCCTTCGAAGCCTATACGTTCCAGCAAGCGCTGGCTCGTGCTAGGGCACGCGAGGCGGCTGAATTGGCCGACATCAAGGCCAATGGGCCGAAGCCCGAGCTGGATGATGTTGGCACGATGCTGCGCAAGCAGAATGCTGAACGCGTGCGCCGCGCCATCTGCGGAGCGCTCTGATTGACCACCCAGTAAGCCCGCGCTAACACCACCAACCGGAGAGCAGGAGATGACATCCGCTACTCAAGCGCCATGGAATGTTCGGCCGTGGGCCATTGATGGGGAAGTGAGAGGATTCCGGGTTGTCGATGCGGCCGGTAATCTGGTGCCTATGAGTGATTTGGAAGGTGACTTCCAAGCCGCGGAAGCAAATGCACGCCTTTTCTCGGCTGCGCCCGAGCTGCTAGGCGCGCTCGAAGATGTTTGCGCATGGCTCAAGGCCACGCCGCAAGGGTACGAGACGGTACCGCCTGATTCGATGGCTCGCGCGCTAGCAGCGATTGCCAAGGCCGTAAGCCCGCGCTAACATACACCCATGCGCACAGGCGAGAACACCCACAGCCCCGGGCAGTGCAGCCCGGAGCATCGCCGCACCGAGGCCACCTCCGGCACGCACGCCCTGGGTGGCCTTTGTGTTTGGGTGAGGGTGAGCAACATTAGCGGCGAAATCACTGGCTTGTGGCTCAGCAAAGCCGACTCACCACCGGATGTAGAGTTGCGATCGGAGCGGCTAGTGCGAATGCATGATGGCTACTTATGCTGCGCCGGAGGGCCGCAGTGGGGACACGCATGGAACTGCCCGGACTGCCCGGATTAGATGATCTGCCGCCGGTGGTGTGGCCTTTCGATAGGCTGCCGGCGCGCGCAACCAAGGAGAAACCATGAAGAAGTCCAAAGGCAAAGGCAAGAGCGGCGGCGGCAAGCGGGGATGCTGATGGCCTACATCCAAACAGTCGCTGATGAAATCTGCGCCCGTCTCGCAGATGGGCAGAGCCTGCGCGGCATCTGCCAAGACCCAGAGATGCCTGCTGCACCTACTGTCCTAGACTGGGTTAGGGAAAACCCGACGTTTGCCGAACAGTATGCGCGCGCGAGAGAGATCGGCGACGACATGGAATTCGAGCGCTTGGAAGAGCTGGCAGACGCTGAGCCGGAGCGCGACAAGGACAGCGGCAAGGTTGATCCTGGCTGGGTGGCATGGCAAAAGAACAGGGTCGATGTTCGAAAGTGGACCCTGGCCCGGAAGCGGCCTCGGAAGTACGGCGACAAGCTTGAGCTGAGCGGCGATCCTGAGAACCCGCTGCGGCAGGTGACCCGCATCGAACTCGTGCCGATGGCCAAGTGAGTGAGCACGGCTCGGATCGCGCTCCCTGAGAAGCTGATCCCGGTCTTCGAGGGCCGGGCAGACGTGCGGGGGGCCTACGGTGGTCGGGGATCGGCCAAGACCCGCAGCTTTGCCAAGATGGCAGCCGTGCGGGGGATGATCTACGGCAAGCAGGGCACATCCGGCATCCTGCTATGCGCCCGGCAGTTCATGAACTCGCTCGAGGATAGCAGCCTCGAGGAGTGCAAGCGCAGCATCGAGGAGGAGCCGTTCCTTGCTGACTACTATGAGCTAGGCGACAAGTACATCCGTTCCAAGGATGGCCGGATCAGCTTTGCCTTCGCCGGCCTGGACCGGAACATCGCCAGCATCAAGTCAAAGGGCCGCATCCTGCTGTGCTGGGTTGATGAGGCCGAGCCGGTCACTGGTGAAGCTTGGAACATCCTGATCCCTACCCTGCGCGAGGAAGGCACAGACTGGAACGCCGAGCTATGGGTGACATGGAACCCGAAGAACCGGCACGCGGCGGTTGAGTCGCGGTTCAGGGGCAGCAAGGACCAGCTGGTGAAGGTGGTTGAACTCAATTGGAAGGACAACCCGAGGTTCCCGGAGAAGCTAGAGCGGGACCGGCAGCGTGACCTCCGGGAACGACCAGAGCACTACGCCCACATCTGGGACGGGGATTACGCTACGGTGGTCGAAGGGGCGTACTTCACCCGCGATCTACTGTTGGCTAAGGAGCAGAAGCGTATAGGTAGGGTCGGGCCTGACCCGCTGATGACCTATCGGGCCTTCATCGACATCGGCGGAACGGGGGCCAAGGCTGATGCCTTTGCGATGTGGATCGCCCAGTTCGTGGGTCGCGAGGTTCGGGTGCTGGACTACTACGAAGCCCAGGGACAGCCGCTATCCACGCATCTGGAGTGGCTCAGGCTTCGCAGGTACACGCCGGCCAAGTGCCAGGTATGGTTGCCACATGACGGAGAGACGAACGACCGAATCTACGATGAGAGCTTCGAATCAGCGTTCAGAAAGGCTCTCTACACTGTGACCGTGGTGCCGAACCAGGGCAAGGGAGCCGCTCGGAAGCGGATCGAGGCTGCGCGGCGCATCTTCCCGGCTTGCTGGTTCAACGAAGAGACTACAGAATCAGGCCGCGAGGCGCTTGGCTGGTATCACGAGAAGCGGGACGAGCAGCGCAACGTGGGTTTGGGCCCCGATCACGACTGGGCGAGCCACGGGGCTGACGCTTTCGGTCTGATGGCCGTGGCCTATGAGCAGCCGGACGAACGTAAAGCGAAGCCGATCAAGTATCCTGAAAGCGGGGTGATCTGATGGAAGTCTGGGGCCTGACCGAGCACGAATCGCGCTTGCTGGCGCTGGGTGGTTCGTTCGTTGCCGTCGATACGCGATATGTCAACATCGACGACCTGTTGGCGGCCCATCACCCGGGGTCTATCGTGCGGTGTGATGGCAACCCGAATGACGCTATCAAGGTGCAGCACTTCGATAATGGTCCGCTTGGTGTTGTGGCCGGCTGGATCAGCGAGGACGAGACATGAAGAAAGACGTTTTCGTAACCGACTTCTCCATTGTTGAGATCGGCCCCAAGACGGCGGCTTATATCAACGACCTAAAGCCATGCCTTGCCAAGGGCAAGCGGACGCACACGTAATCAATACGCCAAACTAGCGATGGACAACTTAGAGTTGGCAGTGAACGTGTTGGCTGCTGTGCACTGGCGGGCCGGCGGCCAACTGAGGAAGATGCCATGATGAAGGGCCAAAGCAAAGAAGAAACCATCGCCCGCAAAGCCTTGGTGCTGTGCGACGTGCTGGCTACCCGCATGGACTCGCTGGAGCTGGCTATCCAGCAGCTACGGGACATGCAGGAAGTGCTCAACACCAAGCACGAAGCCCGATTGACGGAAGCTATCGGTTCCTTGCAGCCGATAGAGAAAAGCTTAGAATCGCCCAAACGCGGCCCTGGCCGCCCCCGGAAGGGCGATGAAGCAAGACGAGACGCTACTAGCAGCGATCGAGCGGCATGAGGCGCTCGCTGACGGGTTCGGCAGCAACAGCCAGGACCGGACCGAATCCCTAGACCGATATCTCGGCCGGCCGCTCGGCAACGAGATCGAGGGCCGCAGCCAGGTTGTCAGCCGCGACGTGTGGGATACCGTCGAATGGCTCAAACCCCAGCTGGCCGAGGTCTTTTGCGGCGGGGATCAGGTGGTGAGCTTTGCCCCCAAGTCTGCCGAGGACGTGCAGGCGGCCGAGCAGGAATCTGAGTTCGTCAACCACGTCATCACCGAGAAGAACGACTGGTTCACGATCTACAACAACTGGCAGCACGATGCCTTGTTGCAGCGTGTAGGGTATGTCCTAGCCCACTGGGAAGAGAGCGAAGACCAGGCGGTGGAGGAATACCGCGGGATCAGCGGGGACTCGCTGGCAATCCTGACGCAGGATGAGTCTATCGAGATTGTGGGCGGGTCTGGGCCGGATGAATACGGCGCCTATGATGTCAAGATCAAGCGGACGAACAAGTACGGGTGCGCCAAGCTATTGGGCGTCCCCCCGGAACGTGTCCTGGTCAGCCACAACGCTCCCGGGGTCAATCTTCAGGACCCAACGCTGGACTTTGTTGAATACTGGGACTTTCAGACGCTTTCCCAACTTCGTGATGCCGGGTTCAAGGTCAATGATGACCTGAGCGATGCAGGCGAGAGCGGGGCGCAGGACTGGGAAGAACAGCGCCGGGACGACAACAACCCTTGGCGCAACTTGGACGAGGGCGACACTGAGCCAGCGGCCAGGCGGGTCAAGGTCCGCACGGTCTGGATTCGGCACGATGCGGACAATGACGGCCGCACGGAGCTGTTGCGGGTTGTGGTTGTCGGAAAGACCATCCTCGCCCAGGAAGAGACGGACGAGGTAACCCTCTACGCTCTGTGTCCTATTCCTCTACCTCACCAGCACGTCGGGCTTGGGGTGGCTGACTCGGTGCTTGACCTGGAGAAGATCAAGACCGCGCTGCTTCGCGGGGCGCTAGACAACGTTTATCTAGCGAACAACGGCCGATACTTCGTCGATCAGGAGCGGGTCAACCTGGATGACATGCTGGTATCGCGCCCGGGCGGGATGGTTCGGGTTAGGGGTCCGGTTGCAGACGCTGCCGCCCCGTTCTCGCACGCGACGAATGGGCAGGTAGCCGTTCCCATGCTGGAGTACGTGGACCGGATCGCCCAGAAGCGCACCGGGATCAGCGAGGCTACACAGGGCTTGAACCCGAACAGCCTCAATAACTCCATGGGCGCGCAGACTAATATGGCGATGGTCACGGCTGCTCAGCAGCGGATCAAGCATATTGCACGCATCTTCGCCGAAACTGGTGTTAAAGCGCTCTTCCGCGGGGTTCACATGCTGACCCTGAAGCATGCCAGGAAGCCGGAGATTGTCAGGCTCCGAAATCAGTGGGTGCCGGTTGACCCGCGGGAGTGGAAGAAGCGCAACGACATGAGCATTGCGGTGGGTCTGGGTAGTGGTGACCGGCCGGCGCAGATGGTGATGCTGCAGCAAATCCTACAGATTCAGGCGCAGTCGGCCCCGTTCGGGCTGTCTGATGCCTCGAAGGTCTACAACACCCTTCGTAGGCTCACGACGGTTGCTGGGTACAAAGACCCTCACGAATTCTGGACCGATCCTGCCCAACAACCGCCGAAACCGCCCCAGCCGCCGATCGAGCTGCAGAAGGCCCAGCTAGAGGGTCAGATGCGGGGCCAGATCGAGATGCAGAAGATGCAGGCCGAGATCATGGTCAAGCGCGAGGAAAACGCGCTGCGGATGAAGGAGATCGAGGCCAACCTGGCGTTGCAGCAGAGCAACGACATGCGCGATTCCGAGCGCGAGCGGATGAAGGCCGAATATCAGGCTGTTCTAGAGGCGCAGCGCTTGCAGTTGGAGCGTTGGAAGGAAGAGATCAACGCCCAAGTTGAGCTGTTCACGAACCAGCGTGACAACGATACCAAGCTCGAGATTGCCGGGATCGGGGTAGCCCAACAGCGCGAGTCGCAGATGCTTCAGGTGGGGCACGAGGCTGCGCAGAAGGACGCCGAGCGGAATCACGTGATGCAGGTGCAGGCTGAGAAGCTGAAGCCGCAGGCCAATGCTGGCAAGGCTGCTGCGGATACCGGGAAGGCGGCCGAGCAGGTGTCGAAGGTGGCCGCGGCTGCTTTGGAGCAGGTGTCTGCTGCTCAGCAGCAGATGGCGAGCATGTCCGATGCGATCTTGAAGGCCTTGAAGGC